TTTTTCTCTGCCTTGTCCGGGAACATTTATTACTATTTCTTTTCCAAGTAGTCTTATTTGTTCATCATACATTGTAATCACCGCTCATTGCAAGAGAATTTCTAAGCATTTCATAAGCATTTCTGTACCTGTCTGCCTCATCTTCAAAATTTAAGTGCCATTTCACATATAATTTGGCCGCTTGAATAATTAATGGATCTGTATCTTCAATCTTTTTTACTCCTACTCTTTTTAAATCAAGCTTACAAGCGTCTATATGCTCTTGTATATCACTGTTTATACTGTCATGTCCTATTCTAAGTGAGTGCTTTATTTTTTCAACCATTATATCACCCCATTAAAATGAGGGAGTGGATCACTCCAATCCCTCTAATAATCTTAACAGCTCATCTTTTTTGGCTTTTTTGTCATACTCAATACCCTTTTCATCAAGTATTTGCTTTATTTGAGTAGTTGTCAGTTCAACAGTTTCATCTTGCTCATCTTCTATGGCCACAACAACATGTGCAGCTATAAAATCTTTTATTCTTGGCTCACTGTCTGTCAGTATTGTGCCAACAGGGATATATTCTTGAGTTTTAGAGTTCAAAAAACCATCTATAACTCTATATTTCATTTACTAAACCCCCTTTACAATGTATGCGAATGCTTTTGTGTCGTATACTCCACCGTCGTGCGTTTCATATCCTACAAAATCTGTAGTTCTTGCTTTTGCGTGTTGGTCCGTAACAAGTTTCATTCCCTCTTGAACATTTTCTTTATATCCACTTGCCATATTTCCTATTAGTATTTCATTATCTTTCATTGCGTCTTCTTCAAAGACAGGCACACCTAATATCCTACCAACTCCACCGGCTGTTACATCAGGTATAAACAGTGGTCTTTCCATTTTATCCATTATGTTTGCAAGTACATTCCAAACAGTAGTATTATTTGCATATATTTTAGCACCACTCTTATATGCTGATTTTACTTTTGACATAGCATTCGTAATGTCTTTATATGTTAGTCCTGTTGCTGAGGCAAATTCCACCTTTTGTGGTGTTCCACTTTCAGCTTTTATTGCTGTTACAACGCCTTGTGGATATTTAGCGTCTCCTGCACCATTTACAAATGCTCTTGCCTTAGCATTTCCCATTCTTTCGCCTAATTCTCTTTGAATATATGGGATAAACTCATCTACAGCCATTGCTTGTAATTTCCAAGTCACCGTTACTGATTTTGCAAGTTCTTTAGCTCCAAGAGTAAGTTCTGCAAATTCATTTTCTTCATCTTTTACTTCTGTATCTTCTGTATAATAATCAGCGTCTCCGTCTTTCACTTTAGTATGTTTCACATACTTTACTATACCTTTTATATGTGTTGGTTGTACATCATTCAATATTGGATGTAGCTCTTTCATTGTGTTTTCAATACCTGCCATTACTGTTTTAGGTATCATTATTTCTGTATTAGTAGTATTGTGAACATACACATTTTCAGGATTGTACTTGTTGTATATCGCTATTTCTTCATTATTCAAAGGTTGTAGTAATGCAGCTTTAGCGAATACAGTTTCATAAGATATATCTTCTTGTTGCTTAATGTCAGAAATAACTTTTGCACTTGGAATATCTACAGATTGATTTGATATATCAATGTTAGCAACTTTGCCCTCTAATGCAGCAAGATTTGCCTGTTCTTTTGCTATGTTTTCAAAGTCATTGTCAAACTTTTCAATCTCTACTTTGATTGCTTTTAACTCTTCAAACTTTCCTGCATCTAACAATTCTTGTGCTTTTGTCAATTTCTCATTTCTTAATTTCAAATATTGTTCTCTTTTCATTACATTATCTCCTTTAATTTTAATAAATTTAGTTGTTCCTGCTCTTTTTCTATTTTCATTTTACTTATGATCTGAGCAGGTATTATATTTGGTTTAAACCCTGCAACTAATTGCAGATTGTTGCTTGTATTATTTTCAGTAAACAAAATTTCATCTATGAAACCTTGTTCTTTTGCCTCTTGTGGTGTAAACCACTTTTCACTGTTCATCATTGATAGTAGTTCTTCTTTGGTTTTTCCTGTCTTGAGCATATATGCGTTTGCTACTACTTCATTTGCTTGTTTTAATACAGTGCTTAAATGCTCCATATCTCTATAGTCTCCACTTCCGTATGATGATACGTTGTGTATCATCATTTGAGCGGTTGGAGACATTTTTACTACATCTCCTGCCATTGCTATAATGGATGCACAGCTTGCAGCAAGTCCCGTTATCGTTACTGTTTTCTTACCTTTATGATTTTTTATCTTTGTGTATATTTCACTTCCGGCAAAAAGACTTCCGCCCGGAGAATTTATTTCAATCTCTAAAAGCTCATAATCATCAGTTATAGCTTTTAGTAAATCATTAATACAAAATGCGTCAATATCGAACCAATCATATATCCATTTTTCATCATTTGATACGATTGTCCCTGCTATCCTTACCTTTGCCATTTATTCACCCCCTTTTATTCATCTGTAGGTCTTGTATCAAGTCTTCTTATATATTGTTCTCCACTTTCAATTGGTGCAAGGTTGAGTATTGCCCTAATTTCATTTGGATTCAATATTCCTCTGTCTACAAATTGAACTAAACCCAATTTTGTCGACATACTTGCGAATGTTAAATTTGAACTTTCAAATACTATCTTATTTCCACAGCCTCTTTCTCTTCTTGTGAATAACTTTCTTGTATACTCTCCTGATAGTTGAGTTATTAAAGGTTCGCATTCAGCCTCATAATATGAAATCCACTCATCCTCATTGTAAGAAGATTGTACAATATTCAGATTTGTATTGAAAAAGCTGTATATCCTTTGTGTTGTCCTGTCTACAAGCTGTGCGTTAGGTACATAGTCTTTAGGATCTACTTGTTGTGCATCAAACTTTGAATCAGTCGCTGCTGCTCCTGTAGAATTTCCGCCTGAGCCGTCTTCAATTTTCAAAAAATCATCAACAAATGTTTTAGTCTGCCTTTTCAAATCTTCAGGTTTCATAGCAACATGATATTTTAAAAGCCATCTTATTACAGATGAGTTTTTTATCGCATTTACAATACTTTGGTCTGTCGTTCCTACGACTTCCATAAGTTGAGTTAGTGCCGGAGCAGGATTGTCTCCGAATATGTCATCATTGCAAAAGTCGCGTCTTAGATGTATTACATCTGAATATCTAAATGTGTAGTTTCTTCCGTTCCTCGTAAAAAATCTAAGATACAGATTGTAGTTGTCATCTTGTAATAGATAGACATTTGAAGAGTTAATCGGATATATTGCAATGGGAAATTCGTTCTCATCACGCTGAATGTATGCAAAGGCATTATTATTAAGCATTAGTTGAACAGTCAATTTCTCTTGCAAAACCTGTCCTGTCATAAATGGATTTGGCTCTTCAAGTAAAAATCTTATATATGGCTCAGGATTTACCTTTATTCCACTTTTAGGATCTTCTCTTATATGCTTTCCTAAGATTTTTCCTATAGCTTGTGCTTTTGGTCTGATACACGATCTCACTATGTCGGATTTATACAATTTTCCGTCATAATTAAAAAAGCCACTTCCTGATTCAGTAATCATTTTGTAGCTTGTAACAGTAACCATATTATTTTTGAAAATATTTTTGATTTTGTCTATTACTTTTATTTTTTTCACCCCCTTTAAATTAAACTTATATATTCATCATAGTGTCTTTCAAGTACAACATAAGCGTCTAATAGACTTGCAAAGCCGTCTATCCTGCGTTTTGAGTTACTGCCTTTAATTGGCTGTATATTGTTGTTCTTGTCTCTGTCTACAGTGACATTTGCAAGACACCATTTCAAAATCGGATTGTTATTATATATTACTTTTTTTGCCCTTAAGTCAGCTCCCAAGCTTTTCATTGGTGCTGATAAGGTCTTTTTCCCTTGCATTACTTGTTCCATTGCGTTTTTCCCAAAATAGTCTTTCATATCTTCTATATAATATGTTGAGCTCCAACCGTCGTAACCGTGGAAAGGTATATATATATCGCAAACTTCTTTCATCTCTACAAACCACTTTTTGACATCTCTGTAATGCACCTTATTTCCTTGTGATACTCTGAGTATTCCTTGCTCTTTCCACTTGTCATAAGGTATCTTATCTTCCCTTACTCTTTGCTCTAATAAATCCTCAGGTAAAAAATACATTTGTTCAACATATATATTACTATCATTAGGCAGCATAAATATAATTGTTCCGCATGTAAGGTCTGTTGTGCTTGATAGGTCAGAGCCACCAATCCCATAACTCGGCTTGAGTTTCATTATATCGAATAATGCAGTGTTATTTATATCATCAAAATGATGATTATGCTTGGAAGATGTGGGAGAGAATTAATCCATACCAATATATAGGAAGCGATAATTTGTTTTTGATGATGATGTTAACGACTTGTAAGATTTTTGTTACAGGGATAATTATTGAACAGTGTAGAGTTTGGATTTTTAAATTATTTGGATTATTGAAGAAAATAAAATTTGTTGATAATTGTAATAAAAAAATTGAAAAAGCTTTTTTGAAAATAGGGGAGAAAGTTTAGAGGTTTATATGAAATATTATTTGGAAGATGTGAAAGATGTTTTGAAAGAACTTGATTCAAATGAAGATGGTTTATCAAATATTGAGGCTAATAAGAGATTGGCCGAAAATGGCAAGAATAGGATTGAAGAAGGTAAGAAGGATGGGATTTTTAAGAAAATTTTTAATTCTTTAAAAGATCCTATGATTATAATGCTATTAGTGACTGCTGTGATTTCAGCAATTTTGGCTAAAATACAGAATGAGCCTTTTACTGATGTGTTTATTATTTTATTTGTTGTAATTATTAATACTATTATGGGATTGATTCAAGAAGGGAAAGCTGAAAAGGCGATT